CACCGCGTGGCTGGTGAAGCGCGTGGAACACGCGCTGGGCGATTCCGGGTTCACCACCCGCGTGGAGTGCGAAACCGTCAACGCGCCGCCGCCCTCGATCGACGCGGGCGACGGCGGCGACTGATCAAGCGTTCGTGGCCTTCATGCAAAAGGACGCTGCCCACTTCGCGTAGTTGTCGTCGCTGCAGAACTCGCCAAGCATGCGGGAGCCGATCGCGTTGCGGACGCGCGGCGTAGCCAAGTTCAGCAGCGAGAAACTGGTGAACGCGCCGGAATCGAAGTTGATCTTCGCGCGATCGCTGGCGCTGATGGAAAGGTTGAGCACCTTGTCCTCGCCCTTGTTGCCATAGGCGTCGACCGTGGGCACCCGCAACACGAAAATCACGTCGGCATCGGACGGCAGCACCTTGCGGCCATCCTTCAGGACATCGAACACGTTCAATCCGAAATCCGACATCGCGGAAGCGCTCGACCACGACTCGCCTTGCGACACGGTGATCCACACCTGATGCGGCTGCGCGAGGGTCTGGAATTCCACCTTGGAGATCTTGCGTGGTGCCAGCGCCTTGATCGCATCGGCCGGGTCTTGCGGTGCTGCTGGTGCGACAGGCGCGGTCGCGACGGTGGTGTGTGCGGCAGCGGTCGCCTCGCCATCGCGCGCGGCCGGGTTCAGCACCACGGCCAGCACGACGAACGCGAAAACCCCGACGCCGACGCCGGCCAAACGCCGCTTCGCCTTGACTGTACCGCGCTTGGCGAGGTAGCGACTCAACAACACGCCCGAGGCGATGCTGGCCACCAGAATCAAGAATCCGATCATGTCGATCTCCCCTTGTCAGCGGGCTGGGTTTGCGCCGCCAGCCATTCGGCGTATTCCGGTACCGCGCGTGCCAGGGTTCGTTCCAGCCACGCGACGTCGTCGCTGTCGTGGCTGGCCTGCCATGCCCGTACAAAGCCGACGATGCGCGCGACGCGCGGATCGGCGTAGGGCAGGACACCCGGTTCGGTCACGGCATTCTGCATGATCGAGCTTGCATCTCGCGTGCCAAGCCCCAGCAGCAGCCAATCCAGCGACACCCCGTAGCGCAGCGCCAGATTCACGCATTCCGCGTAGGGCACGCTCTGCCGGCGTCGCCATGTCGAAACCGCGCTGGTACCAAGCTGCAGCTTGGCGCACAGCGCGATATCCGTTGACGTGTCGGTCACTACTCGCATCCGATCGATCACCGCATTGGCGTCGATCAGCGCCCCGTGCTCGCCCATGGTCTCTCCTACCTGGTGCGGGAAATGTGTCAAAGTGCCCGATTCATTCAAATCGCCCTTGCAATCCGGCAAAATGCGTGTATCGTGCGGTGTGAATCACAGCCGCCTAGCCTACCCGTGAATAGCAAACCCCAACCATTCCAGCGCGCGCCCGATGGCGTGGTCACCGGAAAGCCCGTGCTGATGCGGCTGATGCCGGCCGAGCGCGCTCACCTGGAGCGTCTCGCCGATGCCGCCAACAGCTCGTTGAGCAACTTTGCCCGCCGGATGTATCGGGCGGGCCTCACGCAATTTGAGTCCACCGGACGTGCAAAGTGCGTGAACGGTTTACCCCCTGCCTGCTGAATCCAGCCCAACGAAGACGCCATGAAGCCAACCCGGTGTCCGCATTGCAATTCGCCTGCCACCGTTCGTTCCAGCCGCGAACTGTCGCCGCTCTACCGCGAGCGAACCATGCAATGCACCAACGCGCTGTGCGGCTTTACCTACGTCGTCGGCATGGCGGTGGTGCGGTCCATCAGCCCCAGCGCCACGCCCAACCCCGCCGTCTGCATCCAGCCATCGACCAATCCCTGCGCCGGCGACAAGCGCGCCGCGCAAGCCTGACCGCACCCACCGGAGAGAGCCCCATGTCACCCGACACCACCGATCTGCTGCAAGCCGCCGCGGCACGCTGGTATGACCAGCACTTGAACGAACACCTGCACAGCGACCGCGACATGGCGGTCAAACGCTGCGCGGCGTGGCTGTTCGGCAACTACGGCGTGGCGGCCGCTCCGGCGCGCGATACCGCGCTGCAGGCGCTCGGCACGGTGGAAGCGCGTTCCAGCGGCGCGTACGTCGACATCGGGCGCACCACCAGCCACACCCTGTTCCTGATCGATCCGGCCACCGGGCGCGAATTCGCGTTTACCGCCGCCGACCTTGCGCACGTCGCGCACGGCGCGGTGGATCGCTGCCCGATCCACGCCGTGCAGCGTCCGCAGTCCGCCGCCGCGGCGGGTTGAGGCGCGCCATGGACAACGTCATCCCGCTGCGCGGGCACGCCGTCGATCGCATCCTGCGCCGCCCGGAAGTCGAGCGCCGCACCGGCCTGTCGCGCAGCGCGATCTACCGGCGCATCGCCGACAAGACCAGCGACTTCCCGGCGCCGCTCGACCTGGGCGGCAACGCGGTCGGTTGGCGCGAAAGCGCGATCGAACACTGGCTCGCCACACGGCCCATCAGCACCGCGACACCTTGAACCCCACCAGGAGAGAAACCATGGCAAGCACCAAGCTGACAGTCGGCTCCCGCCTTAGCATCCAAGTGCAGGCGCTCAATCACCGCTTCGCGTCGGAGGAACGGAAACTCTCCGAGGTCGAAGAAAAGCTCTACACGGAATCGCGCGCCTCGAAGTTCCGCGGCGGCACGCTGGCGCTGATCCAATCGATTCCCGATGGATGGCTGCCGCTCCACAGCACGATCCGGATCAATGATGCGGGGCGCGTCTACAAGCTGCGCACCGCGCACCCGCAGCCGGTTCCAGTGAACGATGACGGCTACGCCAATGCGGCCGGGATGCCCAAGCGGCTGCTGGAACGGATCAGAAAGCATGCTGCCAAGCGCAGGGCGCTTGAGGAAGACCGCAGCAAGGTCGCGCGGGAAATACATAACGCGCTCAAGGCATTCGGCACGCTGGAGTCGCTGCTGAAAAAGTGGCCGGAACTGGCGCCGTTCACCAAGGGCATCGAGTCGGCAACCGGCAACCTGCCGGCGGTGCCGATCGACCAGATCAACAAAGCGCTCGGCATCGCGGCATGAACGCCGATATGCAGCCGCCGTTTCGCTACCCGCCGCCGGAGCCGCCGCGTCGCGACGTGGTCGACGCGTGGAAGTTCCTGTTGCCGTTCGGCGCGGTGTGCATCGACCTGCTGCTGGCGCGCGCGCGGGGCGTGATGTGAACGGGCTCACCTTCGAAGACCTCGTATGGGCGCGCTTTGCCGCTCACGACGCGGCGCGCGAGGTGCGGCACACGCTCGACCTGCTGGGCGAATACTGCCCTGCCGAGCACCGTGAACGCATGCAGGCGGACATCGCACAGCACAACGAGCGTGCCGAGCGTTTTCACCAGGCAGGGCTCGATCTGCTACGTGCGGAGCGTACGCATGGCTGACCTCACCGCCAGCGCGGAACGTCACCTGTACGAGACCAACCGGCCGGCGTGGTTGAAGCACGTCGCGCCGCGCATGGCCGAGCAGTTGCGCAACACGCGTGACGAAGCGCTTGGTGGCGCGTGGGCCGATCTGCCGCGCGATTACCAGAAGGCGGTGTGGCTGGTGCTCGACGCCGGCACCCAACAACGCATGCGCGCGGTGCGCGACGCGGAAAGGAAAGTGGCATGAGTGTGTTGACCAGCGAAGACCTGGCCGCGGCCATCGTGTTGATGGAAGAGGACACCCGCAGCATGCGCAGCGAACGCGCGCGCGCCAAGGGCGACCCGGAATTCATCGCGCGCTACGACGTGCACATCGCCCGCAACGAAGCGCGCGTTGCTCGCCTGCGCGATGCCCTGGGCGAAGTGGTGGCATCCGAACTTCGGAGCCGCCCGCGCGCATGAATGTCGATCTGCAAGCCGACGTCACCCGACGCCTGAAGGCTGATTACGAGTTGGAAGAGCGCGGCGGGTATCTCCGTCGCGGCAAGTGCCCCAACTGCAAACACCGCGAGTTGTACACCAGCCTCGAACACCCGTGGGTGGTGCGATGCGGGCGGTTGAACAACTGCGGCTGGGAAGGCCACGTCAAGGATCTTTATTCCGATCTTTTCGAGTCGTGGAGCGATCGCTACCAGTCGACGCCGGTGAACCCCAACGCCGCCGCGGATGCGTACCTGCGCGCCGCGCGCGGGTTCGAAGTCGAGAAAATCAAGGGCTGGTACACGCAGGAAAGCTATTACGACCGCAAGCTCGACGCCGGCACCGCGACGGTGCGTTTCACCCTGCCGAACGGGTTCTGGTGGGAACGCCTGATCGACAAGCCGCGCCGGTTCGGCAAGAAGAAGGCCAACTTCGCCTACGGCAAACCCTACGCCGGATTGTGGTGGTGTCCGCCTGCGCTCGATCTTGCCGATGCCGCGCGCGAGGAAATCTGGATCGTCGAGGGCATCTTCGATGCGATCGCGTTGTGGCTGCACGGCATCGCCGCGGTCGCGGCACTGTCCAGCAACAACTACCCGGGCGAGGCGCTGGAGGAACTGGCCAAGGCCCGGGCTGGCGATCGACCGGCGCTGGTGTGGGCGCTGGATGGCGACAAGGCCGGTCGCGACTTCACCCGCAAGCACGTGCAGCGCGCGCGCAGTGCGGGCTGGGATTGCAAGGCTGCGCAGATCCCGCAGCACGGCAAAGGCAAGCTCGACTGGAACGACATGCACCAGCGCGAGCGCCTGTCTGAAAAGGACATCGCGGAGTACCGCTACCAGGGCGACTTGCTGTTGGCGCGCAACGCCACCGAGAAGGCGCTGCTGATCCACAACAAGAAGGGCTGGGCGGAATTCCCGTTCGATCACAGCCATCGGCTGTACTGGTTCAAGCTCGACATCGACCGCTACCGCAAGGCGATGGAGAAGCTGGAAGAGAAAGACGACGGCAGCACCGAGGACGAACGCAAGGAACAGGCGCTGGCCGAATCCAACGCCATCGCGGAAATCGCCAACTGCCTGCCGCGGGCGCTGTATTACCAGCAGAACCTGCTCACCGATGACGCCTGGTATTACTTCCGCATCGCGTTTCCGCACGATGGCGCGCCGATCAAGAACACCTTTACCGGCGGGCAACTCACCGCCGCGGCCGAGTTCAAGAAGCGCCTGTTGCACATCGCGCCGGGCGCGGTGTTCACCGGCAGCGGTGCGCAGCTCGACCGGATCATGAAACAGCAGCTCTACGCCATCAAGCGCGTGGAGACCATCGACTTCATCGGCTACTCGCGCGAACACAGTGCCTATGTGTTCGGCGACATCGCGGTGAAGGATGGCGTGATCCATGAGATCAACGAGGAAGACTATTTTGACCTCGGCGCGCTGGCGGTGAAATCGCTGAACCAGTCGGTGTCGCTGGCCGTCAACCGCGACGCCAAGGAATACCGCACCGACTGGCTGCCGCTGGTGTGGCAGTGCTTCGGCGCCAAGGGCATCGTGGCGCTGGCGTTCTGGCTAGGCGCGCTGTTCGCCGAGCAGATCCGCGCGCTGCACAAGTCCTACCCGTTCCTCGAGGTGATCGGCGAGGCCGGCGCGGGCAAGTCGACCTTGCTGGAATTCATGTGGAAGCTGGTCGGCCGACGCGACTACGAAGGCTTCGACCCCAGCAAGGCCACGCTGGCCGCGCGTGCGCGCAACTTCGCGCAGGTGGCCAACTTGCCGGTGGTGCTGATCGAGGGCGATCGCAGCGACGTCGACAGCGCCAGGGTGCGGCAATTCGATTGGGATGAACTGAAAACCGCCTACAACGGCCGCAGCGTGCGCTCACGCGGCCTCAAGAACAGCGGCAACGAAACCTACGAGCCGCCGTTCCGCGGCGCCATCGTCATCAGCCAGAACGCGGCCGTGCAGGCCAGCGACGCGGTGCTGCAGCGTATTTGCCACCTGGCGTTCGATCGCAGCAACCACAGCCCGGAAAACAAGCTGCGCGCCGAGGAACTGGAACGCATGCCGATGGAATCGGTATCCGGTTTCCTGCTGGCCGCGGTGGTGCGCGAGCAAAAGATCATGGAAACGCTGGCCACGTACCTGGCCGACTACGAAAAGATGCTGCAGGGCAAGGTGAAGACCCTGCGCATCGCCAAGAACCACGCGCTGCTGCTGGCGCTGGTCGATGCGCTGGCGACGGTGGTGAACCTGACCGGCGACATGAAGCGCGCCGCGGCCGACCAGATCGTGGCAATGGCCGAGGAACGCCAGCAGGCCATCAACGCCGACCATCCGATCGTGCAGGAATTCTGGGAAACCTTCGAGTTCATGAACACGCCCAACCAGTTCGGCGTGCCGCGGCTCGACCACAGTCGCAACGATGCGCTGATCGCGGTCAGCCTGCCGCATTACCAGCAGGCCGCGACCCAAGCCGGGCTGCGCGTGCCGAGCCACCACGACCTGAAACGGCACCTGCCGACCTGCAAGACCCACAAGTTCATCGGCCGCAAGGCCGTCAGCAGTGCGCTCACCGCCGACGAAGGCGAGGCGCGCACCGTGAAGTGCTGGGTGTTTGAAAAGCCCAGGTAGCAAGCGGGGCTCCGTGGAGTGAGCTTGGCGGCAACTCCCCGTGGCACCGGTCCATCCATCGAGTGAACGGAGAGAACCCATGCAAGCGAACACCGCGACAACAGTACCCGCCGCACAAGCCGGGCCGGCGCCCAAGCCCCGGCGCCAGCGTAACAGCGCCATGCGCGCCGAAGGCGACTATCACTACCGCCGCGCGCTGGAATTCGTGCAGCGCCGCAGCTACGGCACGCTCGCCGACATCCGCGACCTTGGCATCCCGCTGGAAACCGCGCGCCAGGCGCTGCAGCGCATGCAGCGCGAAGGCGTGATCGGCGAACTGGACATGTTCGGCGTGTGGACGCGCCCGCAGGTGCAGGCGGAGGGCGTCGGCCATGACTGAAGAATTCAAGCCGGTGGAGATCGGCGCCGTTGATGCCAACGGCAAGCTCACGCTGCGGAAACCGGGCGCCCGGTTGGACGGTAATTACCTGTTGCAGATGCTGCGTGCGATGCCGGCCCCGGGATCAGCGCGCGCGTTAGGCGACATCGTCGAAGAACGCGCCAGCAACGTGGCGCGCTGGGGCGAACAGAACTACCCATCCAGCGCCAGCCTGGGCGGCCCCGGTGCCTGCCTGCTGTATGGCATCCCCACCGAGCGCGCGGCCAAGGAAACCGTCGCGCGCGCGACCAAGGAAGGGCGCCTCACCTGGGCCGATGTGCTGCTCGAGGAATTCGCCGAGGCCGTCGCGGCGACCGACGATGTCGCACGGCGCGGTGAGCTGGTGCAGGTGGCCGCGGTGGCGCTGGCGTGGATCGAGTGCATCGATCGGCGCAGTGCCGCCGACATGGCCGGCTTCGACGCGCTGCGCGCGAGCGAGGTGCAATCATGACCCAGCACCACGTCCGCGAAGCCGCAGGGCGTTTCGCCAAGTGCCCGAAGTGCGACGGCCAGCCGCGGCACATCGAACACTTCGGCCGCACCCTGGCCGAAACGATGGATTTCACCATTCCCGCGCGTCGTCACGCGCTGGAATGCACCTGCGGTCGCACCACCACGCGCTGCGCCACGCTGGCCGAAGCCGAGGCCGAGTGGGGCGTGGTCGACGATCAAATCCCGCTGGCGCTGCCGGTCAACGTCACGCGCATCGCGCACGGCCGTCGCAAGGCGAAGGCGGCGCGGTCATGAACGCACCAGCGAAGGGCGTGCTCGCGGTAATGGATGACATCGCGTCGCGGCTGAAGGCGGTTGCCGACGAATGTTCGCCGACGTACAAGCGCTACATGAGCGAGCCCGCGCAAGCGCTCACTGATGCACGCAACACGGTCGCCGCGTTGATCGAGACCTTGGAAGCACTCGCCAAATGCGCCGACAGCGATCCGTTCTGTTCGATGGGGCACGTTTTCGAGCATGGCGCAGGCAGCGCGGTGCGTGACCTGGTCGCGCTGGCCAAAGGCGGTGCAGCATGACGCTCGACATCCGCGAGATTCGCCACTTCCACCTGTTCGGTGCCGCCGGCGGCGGCGCCAAGGGCTTCAACCGCGGCTCTGCGCGCGTGGGCAACATGGTCGCGCGCTTCCGCTGCATCGGTTCCATCGACGTCGACGCGGCCGCGTGCCGCGACTTCGACGCGCACGTGGGCGCAAAGTCGACGTGCATGGATCTGTTCGACCGCAGCCAGTACATCGCCTGGCACGGACACGAACCGCCGCGCGGGTGGCGCGAAGCCACGCCGGTCGACGTGCGCCGCGCCGCCGGCAACGAGCGCCCGCACATCGTGTTCCTGTCGGCGCCGTGCAAGGGCTTTTCCGGCCTGCAGTCGGAAGCGCGCAGCAAGTCGGCGAAATACATCGCGCTCAACCGGCTCACGGAACGCGGCATCTGGCTGATGCTGGAAGCGTGGGCCGATGATCCGCCCGAACTGGTGATTTTCGAGAACGTGCCGCGCATCGCCACGCGTGGACGGCCGCTGCTCGATCGCATCGGCGCGCTGCTGCGCCACTACGGCTACGCGGTGGCGGAAACCACCCACGACTGCGGCGAGATCGGCGCCCTGGCGCAATCCCGCAAGCGGTTCCTGCTGGTGGCGCGGCACATGGAAAAGGTGCCGCCGTTCCTGTATCAGCCAGCGGTGCGGCCGCTGAAGGCGGTGGGCACGGTGCTCGATCGCTGCCCGCTGCCGGGCGACGTCGAGCACGCGGGCGCCATGCACCGCATCCCGGCGCTGCAGTGGAAGACGTGGGTGCGGCTGGCGTTCGTCGAGGCCGGCAAGGATTGGCGATCGCTGCAGCGGCTGCGCGTGCAGGACGGCGTGCTGTCCGATTACGGCATCGCGCCCGACGCCGGTTACAACAACGGCGTGCTGGGCGTGCAGGGTTGGGATGAACCTTCCGGCGTGATCGCGGGCGCGAGTCGACCGGGCAACGGCCGGTTCTCCGTCGCCGATCCGCGCTTCGCGCAGTCGGCGCGCTGGAACGATGGCCAGCAATACGGCGTGCGCAAGTGGGCCGACACCGCGGGCGCGGTCACCGGGCAGCCGAACGTCGGCTCGGGCGCGTTCGCGATCGCGGATCCACGCATCGACGGCGTGCGCCACAACCATGCGTACCGAATCGTTGCATACAACGAACCGGCGCGGTCGGTGACCAGCGGCATGGGTGCGATGGGCGGTTGCGTTGCCGATCCGCGCGCGGCCAGCAGCTTCGCCGGCGCGGGCAAGTACAAGGTCACGCCCTACGATGCCGCGGCGGGCACCATCATCGCCGGCAGCACCACGGGGCAGGGCGCCTTTGCCGTGGCCGACCCGCGCCCGCGCATCGATCGCAGCGCTGGCCAGTACCTCACCGGCGGCCACTACGGCGTGGTGCCCTACGACGCCACCAGCTACGCGGTGACAAGCTCGGCCTGCCACGACAACGGCCACTGGTCGGTGGCCGATCCTCGCCTGCCAGCGCCCGCTGACAAGGTCACGGCCATCATCCGCGCGCTGGATGGCACGTGGCACCGGCCGTTCACCACGTTCGAACTGGCGTGCCTGCAGAGCTACATCGAGCCGGAAGAGCAACTGGTGCTCGACGGCATGAGCGACCAGGCATGGCGCGAGCGCATCGGCAACATGGTGCCGCCCGCGGCCGCGGAAGCGATCGCCGGTGTCATGGGCCGCACGCTGCTGCTGGCCTGGTCGGGCGAAACGTTCGTGCTCGACTGCGCACCGATATGGGTGCGGCCGATCGCCGCGGCGCTGTCGCTGCCGGGGGTGACGCCATGACGCCCGATCGCGAAGTGATCCTGCTGGCGCTGTACGCCGGCGGGTGCATCGGCTTCATCGCTGGTGTGATCACTGCCGGCGCCATTTTCAGCATCGCGCTCTGGTCGCGCGCGAAGTGGCGGCGCAGGAACGAATACACGGTGATGTACCGCGGCGCGCCATTGCCTGGTCAATCGTTCGCGGCAGCGATGATGGAGCGCGACGCCTATCGCGCTGAAGCCGAACTGATGATGCGCGAGGACGCCGGCAAAACCGCAAACAAGTTCGGCTCGATGCTCATTGCAAGGGTGCAAATGCGCATGGCTTCGGAAGGCCGGAGGTGCCGCCATGGCTGATGGAACGTTCGCGGCGCCGCCGCGCAAGATTCCGCTGCCGGCCGGGCGCATGGCCGAGTTGCGCAATCTGCGCTTCGACGACGACATGCAGTGCTGGACGGTGCGCTGCGGCTGTTGTCACGAAGACCTGCCGTGCGACGAAGAGTTCTACGATCGCGTCGGCCGCGCCCCGGCGCCGCACTGTCGCGCCTGCAAGTCGGAGCGCAACCGCGACTGGTACCGCCGCCGTGGGCGCGCCCTGCGGCAAGCGCGGCGGTCGGTGCAGGTGCCCGACTGTCCGCAACCGGAATCGCCGTGGAAACCAATCGTGCAAGCAGGCGCGGCGGTGACGCCATGAAGCCCGTCACGCAAACCCTGTTTGGACGTCCAGACGGCCCGGTCGAGGAAATCGGCAATTGCTATCCGGCGTGCGTGGCCACGCTGCTCGATCTCGACCTTGCCGACGTGCCGCACGTGCACCAGATGCACCCGGAGCCAACCGCCGCGCTCGAAGAATCGTTGCGATTCCTGCGCAAGCACGGCTACACCGAGCTCTGTTTCGAGTGGGAGCCGTGGCTCAATCAGTACGCGCCGGGGTCGCTGGCGATCTTCGGCGGGCAATCCCCACGCGGCGACTGGTCGCATGCCGTGGTCGGCGAGATCACGGCTACCGGCTGGCGCATGGTTCACGACCCGCACCCAAGCCGCGACGGCCTCGTCGGTGAGCCGACCGATGTGCAACTGCTGGTGAAGTTGATACCAGCACCAGCGGGCGTCGCGCAGCGTGCCGAGGTGACCCATGGCTGACGGTAGCCAGCACGGACGCCCACTTGTTCGCTACCACGGCGGCAAATGGCGCCTGGCGCCTTGGATCATCGCCAACTTCCCCAAGCACCGGGTGTACGTTGAACCGTTTGGCGGTGGCGGAGCCGTGCTGCTGCGAAAGCCTCGCACCTATGCGGAAATCTACAACGACCTCGACGGCGAGATCGTCAATCTGTTTCGCGTCGCCAGGGATAACGGCCTCGAACTGGCACGCGTGCTGCGCATGACGCCGTTCGCGCGCACCGAGTTCGAGCTTTCCTACAAGCGCGCAAGGAGTCGACTCGAGCAGGCGCGACGCACGGTGGTGCGTTCCTTCATGGGCTTCGGATCGGCGGCGATATGTGGTGAGGTGAGCGGATTCCGCGCCAACTCGAACCGCAGCGGCACCACGCCGGCGCAGGATTGGCGAAACTACCCCGATGCGCTGGAATCGATCATCGAACGCCTACAGGGCGTCGTGATCGAGCGGCGCGACGCGGTCGACGTGATGCGCGCCCACGATGCAGAGGACGCCCTGCACTACGTCGACCCACCCTACGTGCACGCCACGCGCAGCGACAAGCGCAGAAACACAGTCACGCGCAAGGCGTACAAGCACGAAATGGCTGATGCTGACCATGTCGAGCTGGCGCGCGTATTGCGCACCTTGCGCGGAATGGTGGTGCTGTCAGGCTATCCATGCGAGCTTTACCGCGAGTTGTACCCAGATTGGGTGCGGGTTGAGCATGCCAGCCACGCCGATGGCGCACGCGCACGCGTCGAGTGTCTATGGTTCAACGATGCCGCGCAGGATCATCGCATCAGCGTCGGGCTATTCGATCGAATCGCAGTCGCGTGAGCGCGCTACAGATCCACGTCGGCCAGCACGGCGGACATGGTGAGTTTCAGCCCCTTGGCCACGCGCTGCAACGTGGCGAGCGTGATGTTTTTCTCGCCGCGCTCGATCGCGGAGTAGTAGGCGCGGTGCATGTCGATGGCGTCGGCGAACGCCTCCTGGCTCAATCCGGTGTCTTCGCGTCGGGCGCGGATGGCGCGGCCGACGCGCACGGCCAGTGCGTTTTTCTTCATGGCGGCAACGCTACGATTGCCGCTACTTTCAACATCACCCCTCTATTGGTGGACTGCTTTTAGGTAGAGCTTGCGCGATTCGATTCCCCGGCCAATAATGGCCGAGCTTGGACGTCGGGAGGACGTGACAGGCACGCTGGGTGGGCAACCAACACGGATCTCTCCTGCAAAGTTGGTGCCACCTATGCCACACCCTGGACTCAAAACGCCCGATCTGCGGGCTCTGTCACACCTTGCCGAGGATGCCCGTCTCGGACTCGACGCTTTCGACGCCGCCGGCGCGGGGATCGCCGCGGCGATGCGCGAAAACACGCTCGATCCGGATGGCGCGTGTCAGTTGCTGACGCTGGCCAACGAGGCGATGAAAGCAAAGCTGGATGCGCTGGTGAATGCGCTGGCCAAGGCGCGCGTGGCCAACGAGCCGGACGGTTATCCGGTTTTGCGCGCCGGCAATGACACGACGTCGCCGCCATCGCGCAACTGCACCAGGTAGTCGGCCCACGCCTGCATCATGCGGGCGCGCTCGGGAAGGTATTTCGCCTGGTTGTAGATCCGGCGCACCTTGTTGCTGTCGACGTGGGCGAGTTGGCGCTCGATGGCCTTGTCATCCCAGCCGAGTTCGTGCAACAGGGTGTCCGCCATGTGGCGGAAGCCGTGCGGCACCAGCTTGCCTTTGTAGCCGAGCTTCTCGAGCCCCTTGCCGAGCGTGTTGATGGACAGCGGCTTGCGCGAGTCTTTGACGGACGGGAACACGTAGCGGCCGTCGCCGCTCATCAGGTACAGATCGCGAAGCAGGGCGACGGCTTGCCGCGGCAGCGGCACCAGGTGTGGGTCACCGTGCAGCTTGCCGGCCTTGCGGCGCTTCATGCGCGCCGCGGGAACGGTCCATAGTGCGCCGTCGAGATCGAATTCCCTCCACTCGGCTAGGCGCATTTCGCTTGGGCGCTGGAACAGGAACGGCGACACACGCAGCAATGCACGCGTGCTGAAGTAGCCGCGGTAGCCCTCGATCGCGCGCATAAGGTCGCCGACGAGTATCGGGTCGGTGATGGTGGGGAAACTGCGGCTCACGCGCGCCTTGAGCACGCCGGCGAGGTCGGCGGCTGGGTTGCTGTCGCACTTGCCATCCGCTGCGGCGTAGATGAACACCATCGACAGGTGCTGGCGCACGCGATACGCGGTATCGACCGCGCCGGTGGCCTCCACCGCGCGCAGCACGCCCAGCACGTCGGGTATGGTGATGTCGCGGATGGGACGCTTGCCGAGCCACGGAAACACGTGGTTTTCGAGCCGGCCTTTTACCTTGTCGTAGTGGGTGGCCGACCACTCGTCTTTCTTCGACGCCAGCCATTCCAGCGCGATCGGCTTCAGCAGGTTCTCCGCTGACACGTGTCGGGCCAGTTTCGCGCTGGCGCGCGCGGCGCCCGGGTCGATGCCCTGGGCGTGCAGCACGCGGGCCTTGTCGCGCGCGATGCGCGCATCGGCAAGGCTCACCGCGGGGAACACGCCGAGGGCGAGTGTCTTTTCCTTGCCGCCGTAGCGGTATTTCCAGCGCCAGTATTTCGCGCCGGTGGGATGCACAAGCACGAACAGGCCGCCCGCGTCGCTGCGCTTGTACGGCTTCGACTGTGACTGCAGGTGGCGCACTTCGAGTGCGGTCAACATGGCGGCGGCTCTCTCCTTCCGGCCAGATACCCCCACGGTTTGCAGCGCGTGTGGGGGTACATCGCGCGGCCGACGTGGGGTGTTGCGCCAGAGTACCCCACACGATACCCCCGTTCAACGTGCGCACGCGTGGGAACGCGTGAGCATCCACGAGCATCGCCAGCAAGGCTGGAACCCGCGCCGCGCTTGACTACGAAGCCAATCGTGCGACCGGCCGGGAACAGGTGAAACGGAGGACTGGTGGCTAGGGGCGGAATCGAACCGCCGACCTCAGCATTATGAGTGCCGCGCTCTAACCGTCTGAGCTACCTAGCCGAACCCGGTGCGCCTGCTCGACGATCGGGATCGCGGGTGCGAAAGCCGA